CGATGCTGGTCATCTTTGCCACGGTGAAGCTGCGCGCGTGCGCTGCGGCCTGCACGTCGTGCCAGTCCCAGGTGATGCGGTAGCCCTTGCCGCGCAGGTACGCGATCGCATCCGCGGGCGGCATGCCAAAGATCGCGCGCAGGTCTGCCGGGTTCGGCGCGTCGGCCATCAGGCAATGCCCAGCTCATGGTTGACGTTCAGGCGCGCCCACACGTCGATGGCGAAGAACATGCGCTCCAGCGCCTCTTGCAGGTCATCGCTGTGCACGTTCGGCAGGGCTTCGTTGAGCAGGCCCAGCAGTTCTGCTTCATCGCCGCCGCGATGCAACGCATCGAGCACCGGCTGGAGCAACTGCTCGGCCTGGTCCTGTACCCGCTGCGCCGGCAGCGCGTCGATCAGCGCGTCCACCGCCGCCTGGTCGGCGGCGGACAAACTCTTTGCTCCGACTTGTGCGGCGAGCGCGGCCTTCTTCTTCGGCTGCTTGGCGTCGCCTTCTTCATCCTCGCCATCGCCGCCGTCGTCGATCGGTGCGGGCGGTGCTGCCGGCACCGTCGCCGCCGGCGGCGCAGGCTTCTTGCCGCCGAGTACCGGCTCGCCGTCCTGCGGCTCCGGGATGCTCAACTGCTCGCGCGCCCATTGCAGCGGTACTTCGATCTCCAGGCCCACTGCCGTCTTGATGTTGGTCGCCACCTGCGCCACTTCGGCCGGGTCGCGCGTGTCGAACACCAGCCGCGGTGCGCGGCGTGGATCGTCGTAGCCGCCGCGATTGAGCACCAGCATCGGCCACAGCAGATCGCGGCTGAGAGTACCGGCGAGCTGTCGCGCATCAGCCGCCTTCAAGTCGTGGCGCACTTCGTTGTGCACGTTGCCCAGCGCCATCGCACCGCCGCCGCTCTCGCTGGTGTTGCTGGTCAGCGTGCCGCCGAGCACGGCTTTGCTGATCGCATCGTCGCAGTAGCGCATCATCGCCAGGAACGGGCCTTCGCTGCCCTCCGCTGCCTGCTGGAAATCGATCGACATGCCCTCGGGGATGATGCCGGCGGCGCTATGGCCGAGCTGGATCACAGCGCGCATCAGCGACGCCTTCTCCGCGTCGGCCGTGCCCGGCGGGTATTTGCCCAGGCGGATCGGCAGGCCGTAGATCTCCAGCAGCTCGGCCAGGTCGCGCACCGAGTAGTGCTTGAACAGGTACGGCCACGCCAATACGCGGAACAGGCCGGTACGCGCCACGTAGCCGCTGCGCGCCTTCGGGCGGTGGATCATCCAGCCGAACGGCAGCAGTTCTTCGCCGTTGCCATGGCTGCCGCGCAGGCGCAGCTCGTCCTGGTTGCCGGCTGGCAACTGGAACCACGTCTGCGGGCGGTGGTGGAACCTGCGTATGACGCGATCCTTGCCGAGCCTGGACCACTCGAACTCGATGGGCGAGAAGCCGTGGCCGATGCCGTCGGCCATGTCGATCAGCAGTTCTTCCCAGCCCTCGATGTCGCCGATGGCTTCGGTGAGGTATTCGGAGTCGGCCTTCTCGCGCGCGGACGGATTGCGCGGCGGCTCGATGCGCCAGGGGATCGGCGCGAGCACGCGCTTGCGCTTGCTCACCTCGGCGAACAGGTGCGCGTCGCGCTCCTCCATGTCCATGAACAACTCGGACTGGCCCTGCAGGTTGCCCAGCTCGGCCGTTTCAAGGATGCGCGACAGCTTCACTGGCGTGAGGTTGCGGCTGGGGTGGCCGGCGAACTCACGCTGCAGTTGTGCCACATGCGCGGACTCGGACTGTGGTTCTTCCAGCACCTGGCTGCGCAGCGGGTTGCCGTAGATGTCGATCAGGGTGGCCATGTCTTCTCCTCTTTCCTTACCACTCTCCGCCGAACGCGCCGAAGGTGCCGTCGTCTTCGCTGTCGTCGTGCTTGCCCGGCGCCGCTTCCCAATCGAACTCGGCGACCAGGTTCAAGCTGGCGAACCACGCCAGGCACAGCGCCACCGCGAAGTCGCCGTGGCGGTGCAGGTCCGGGTCTTTGATGTCGCGGGTTTCCTTCACCACCTGCGGGATGCCGTCCACGTTTTCGACGGCGCGCAGGTCATCGCCGAGCGTGGCGTCGCGCGGCACGTCGATCTGCCGGTCCTCGAACCCCTGGATCAGCTTCGGCATCCATAGGCCGTACCACTGCCGGTTGAGCTTGACCTGGTGAACGCGCGAACCGAAGCGGTCGCCGGTGTATTCGGCGATGGTTTCGCCGCTGCCGGTGGCGTCGATCGCTTCCCCCGACCAGCGCGGCAACCGTTCGTTGATGTGCCAGAGCAACTGCTCCTGCTGGCGGGTCGGCACCTTGTGCAGTTCCAACACGAACGGCACGCGCCGGCGCATGTTCTGCTCGATCTCCATCGGCACCATGATCGAGAAGTGTCGGTGGCGCGCGAAGTCGTAGCCGAGCACGTGTCGGCTCTGCTTGTTGAGTTCGTCCAGCAGCGGGTTGACGTTGTCGGCGATCCACGCGGCCATCCACGCTTCGCGCTCGATCGGCGGCTTGCCGGCGAAGTCATCGTCCAGCGCCAGGCGCAGCACCGGCCGCTCCTCGCGCATGGCCTCCTCGATCCACACGCCGGGCAGCAGTACGCCATTGCCGTCTCGCGGAATTGCGTCCAGCTCTTCGCGCATGGCGGCCTTGCGCGGGCCGTAGCCGTTGCGGATGTCGGCGTACCACTCGGCCTTGCTCTCCGCGGTCGGCGTTTCACCTCGCATCCAGCAGGCACGCTCGAACAGGCCGTTCTCGACGGCATCATCGAAGGTGCAGGTGAACACCGCTGCATTCTTGCCGTAGACGCCGTTCTCGATGTCGGTGCAGAACTGGTTGAAGGGATTGCTTCGCCCGTTGTGCGAGCTGATGACGACGATGCGGCCGCCCCAGATCAGCAGCGCGGTGGCGGCATCGAGTACGCCCTGCACGTCGGGGTGGAACGCGGCTTCGTCGATGATGACCAGGCCTTGCAAGCCGCGGATGTTGGCCGGACGCGAGGACAGCGCGGTGATCTGGAAACCGCTGGCGAAGCGGATGCGATAGGCAGTGATCTGGCGGCTGCGGCCGTTTTCGTCCTGGTCCTCGAACAGGAACTCCTCGATGCCGCTGATGCCGGTGTTCTGCGCCCGCGCAATGACGCGCGCAAACTTGGCACAGTAGCCGATGAACTCCAGGCCTTTTTCCTTGGTATCGCCGATGTAATAGACGTTGTCGCCGCCGTCCGCCTTGCGCGTAGCCGCAGTGATGGTGGAGTCCAGCGCGAAGGCGAAGGTGATGCCGGTACGGCGGCCCTTCGGCACTGCGAATATTTTCTTGCCGCGCGCCTGGGTGACCGCCTTGCCCTGGTGCGCCATCAGCACGCCTTCGGCCAACGGGTTGAAGTTCGCTGGGATTTCCCGCGCGCGTGCCGGAAGTTCGTCGGGTTCGACGATGCGCTGCGTGCTGGCCAGCGGTTTCAGGCCGGACCCGGACACGTCATTGGCCCTTGAGGAACTGCTCGCGCCAGAACGCTGCCTGGTCGGCGGTCATGCCGCGCGCCTGCACCGCGGCGTCCAGCTTCTGCTCCTGCTCGCGCAGCAGCTCGGCACGGGCCTTCTCGCGCAGCTCGGCGACAAACTTGTTGCGCGTCACTGCGGCGCGCACGATCTCGGCGATGGACTTCGACGCCTTGCTGTAGAGCACGATGCGTTGCGCCGGTGAGATTTCCTCGCTGTCCTGCGCCGCCGCTTCCTGGAACTCGAGCAGCGCCTCGAAGAAATCGGATTGCACCAGGCGAATGATCGACCCGCTGCTGTCGTCGAAATCATCGGGAGCGGCGGTGTTGACCTGCTTCATCGCCTCGGTGGTTGCGGTGATGCTGGCCAGCCGGCGCTTCAGCCGTTGGGCGTGATCGTTGACCGTGGTCTTACTGATCTCGTAACCCTGGTCAGCCAGCCATTCGGACAGCCCGATGCTGTTACCGAAACCGCTGGCGATCAGGCGCTCATCCAGTTCCTTGCGCGTTTCCGGCGGCAGCATGTCCACTTTGCGGACGGGAGGCATGGCGGCACCTCACCAGTACTTCTGCGGGCGGGCGATGCCCGGCTCGCAGTCGATGGTGTACTCGGCGATGTCCACACCGTAGCGGGTCAGGTCGCAGTGCCACGGCCCGGACGGCGAGCGCTTGATGACGACCAGGCGCCGGTCGGCCAGGTAGTCCAGCTCGCGGCGCACCTCCAGCGCGGTCGCGTCACCAAACTGATCCTGCGCGGCGCCGAGTAGCACCGATTCGTGCAGGCCATACGGTCGCCCGCGGTTAAGCACCAGCAGCAACAGCCAGCGCAACTGCTCTCGACGGAGCTTGTCCATGTCGATGCTGCTCACTTTGCGCTCCCCTGAGTCATCTGGATTTTTTCGATCTTTCCGGCGATGGCATCGAGTTTCGACTCGATGAAGCCCTGGCCGCGGACGTAGTCCTCGCGGCGCACGTACCCGACCGGAAGCTCGGCTAAGTGCTGGTAGAATTTCAGTTCGAGTTCGCGCCACTTGTCGCTGTCGGCACTGATGCGCTGGATGTCCGCCCGGACGTTGCGCTCGAACTGTATGAGCAGCAGCTTGCCCAGGCCCGCGAAGCTGCCGGCCAGGGCCAGCGCCAGCGTGATCAACTGCCACAGCTCGAACGTGACTTTCATGGATGCCCCCTGGATTTCTGAATAGCCCAATCGGGTCGCAGGGGCTGCGACATCGATGATTCCAACTGGGGGGCTTTGGCCGAGGGGTGGCCGCTCACGGCTCGGGCGTACTCGGCGCCGAGGTTGCGCTCGTCCTGCACATCGCCACATCGCGCGGCGAATCGAACAAGAAATTGCACATCTGCAGCAGAAAGTCCTCGCTGCGCTCCAGCGTCAACCGCGCCGGCAGCGGCGGCGGTTGCGGGCACGCTGGCTGCGGGCTGCGGGCAGGTGAGGTGCTCGCGCACGCGGACAGTGCCAGCAGCAACGCCGGCAGCAACAGCTTCGACACGTTCATGGCGCTCTCCGATGGATTTCTCGGTGGTGTTGGCCGCAGCGCTCACGCCAGCCTGCATCTTGTCGGTTTGCACCTTTGCGGCGATGACCTGGTCGGC